ATTTTATACCATATATACCATGAAATCGCATTGATTACGTGGGCAGAAGGCGCTCAACATCTCGTTCAACACGGCCAAGACGTTGGTCTTGGAGGGCGATTTTTTTATCGTGATCCTCAATTTCTGGTTTAATATCACGGATTTTATCATGGGCGGCGTTGATATTTTTCTGATTATCATCGATTTGAGCCTGGATTTTCTGAGCCAGCGCCCCGATTTTCGCAATAAATACCACAACCGCCACCAGAAACCCGAGAATTGTCCCGATGGCGACGATTATTCCAAGGATTAAATTGGCCTGTTCTGCACCGCCAGAGGCTTTCTTGGCGGTTTCGATAATCATTTCGATTTGCTCAGGTGTCAGATTCATCGTCGTCGTCCTCGCTTTCGGGTTCGGTTTCTTCTTTTTCGGGGGCCGGTGCAGGACCACCACCAAAGCCAGCAGCAGGCGACCAAGGCGGCGTCGGCAATTCTTTTAATTCGCGCGAGAGCTTGGCACGGTTGGCCGCGCCAGAGCTTCCATTAAGATCGCGGGCCACGCGGTCAAGGGTGGTCGCGCCTAATTCGACGTTCGTTTTGTTGGCGTCGGCTTCCTTGGTTGGATCGATCTGAGGCATAGGAGCGCCGTTCCATACGCAATTAAGCCATGCGGCCCGAAGGTGCGGATTCTGCCAGCCCGGAAGCGAGATACGCCCGGCGGCGATTTCCTCACTTATCCACATTTCGCGCACCGGGTCCAAAAGATCGGACGCCATTTCGTTACGCCAGATCATGCACTGCCGCCATAGAAGTATAAGCGACCCACGAGCGGCCGTATAGTTAGAGTTAAAGCGCATCAAAACCACCTCTATCGGCATCGATAGGGAGGCTGAAAGGACGGAAAAAACAGCGGTTGTGAATTGTTCAAAGCTCGTAACAGGTGACGTGTTCTGCAAGAATTTCAGCTTGTCGCCTCGGTCCATATCGACCAGGACGGCGCTACCAGGGGTATTCAATAACCCTTCGGGGACGCGGGAATATTGTGGCCCAAGCAATTCTTCCTCGGTTACGTCGGATTGTGGGAGATTCATACCGGCAGGGCCAAAACCACCAGCTCCAGTCATGATCGGCTGGAACGGATTTGACGGGTCTTGCTGGTCATTTTCGATTGCGCCGACCCAATTCGATTGATTGATGGCCTTTTTTAGTTCTGCGAGGGAAAAGTCGGTTAGGTTTTGTAATTCCTGCAAGGCCCCTGAGAGCCGGGAATATCCGCGTAACTGCCCGGCGAACTCGGGATTAAAACCATGAAGCATAAACAAGCGGCCATATTCACCTTGCGCCGGAATATCGACGTCACTAATCTGGCCATCCTTTTGATTCTGAACCCAAACTTTGTAGGAAATTTCGACCCCATCCGGGTCACGAGTGATACCGTCGGCCTGAAAAAACGGGCCGTAGGTTGTCGTCCAGCCATACCCACGAATCTGATTCGGGTCGATCATGTCGAATTGCAGGGGGTTTAACAGAGTTTTCCGATCAGAATAATATAGCCGGGTAAACATATCGTTGTCGCGGTGCTGGCAAATCTCGTAAAGCCGCTGGTACTGGTAAAAATTCATGTTCCCGGCGCGGTGCTGTTTTTTGCTTTTTGACCAGGCGTCAAAACCGGCATCCAGCGTTCGGCCAATCTTCTCGGCTTCCTCTGGCGTTATGCCAAGACGTTCAAAATCGATCGCCGACTCTGCCACAAGCCCGGTATCGACCACGGTATCGGCGAAGCGATCAACCACGGCCTTAGCCTGTAGAGTATCATGATAAGCGGTTCGGGCATTTTGTCGGATGTCATAATGACTGTAGAGTTGGGATGCGCCAGAGGCGGCGAGACCATATGGGTACTTGGCCCCGCCGACTTGGTTGCCGAGTAAGCCTCCGAAAGGATTGCCGCTGGGATAAGGGGCTCCGGGAAACACTGCACCGACACCATATTTATCCCTCAGCTTTCCAATATTCTCTTGGACCATCTTGTCAAAATGTTTAGCCGCAGCTTTGGCAGCTTTTTCGTTGACCTCTTTATCGATCTGGCGGCGGAATAATCGGCTAATAACGCCCAAAATAACCTCCGTACAAATTACGTCGGAGGTTCAAATTCACAATGCCGCGTCCCGTGAGCTTGCGATACAACCGGGCTATCTCAGCTTCGAGGCGCTCGATTAGATCATAGATTTCGGCCAGCGGGCGCTTAGTCGCTGATTGCTGACCTTCGCCGGAATTAAAAGTATATGACTGGGTTTCGCCACCTTCAACCAATGCGGCGTCGAGCGCGGCATTGGCGGCAGCTAACTGGGCCTTCTTAATCGTGATTTGCTCGATAATGTGCGTGCGCCAGCTCATCCATTTAAGGATACACGCCAAAAGGTAGCGCGTCAATTCAGGAAATTGGCGAAAAATAATCTGAAAATATTTCCGATTTTTGTTGACAAAACTTATACGGTGGTATATATTATTAGTATAGGAGAAACGAAATGAAAACAAAAATCGAAGTCACTGGTAAGAACGGAAAAACTTACACCCGATACGTTGATAGCGTGAATGTTTATGAAAAATCCGGCTACGCTATTGCGTTCGTGAACGGCAGCCGTCGCCAGTACAGCTGTAATCCTAAGACCGGGCTTTGGACTTACACTCCGTTTAATTTCTAAGGTAACCACCAAGCCCCCACGCCGGGGGCTTTTTTATTTCCCCCGTCTCACCACCGGCGCAATCTGTTTTCGCAACCACTCGATAGCAAACCGATGGTTAATTTCCTGAATCTGCGCCGGGTGTCCGCCAGATGCCTTTAACGCGGCTTTTAATTCCAAGACCAAATTATCTAAATACACTTCGCCCGCGCAGTTCGCGTAGACTCGCGCATCAAGCGCCTCATTTCGACGTCCGCCAGACTGGTAACTACCGTCGCTCAATTGCTCCTCGGACTGCAACATCCGAAAATAATCTTCCGAATAATCGCCGGGGAAATCACAAAACCCTGGTCGCTGCGGTTCCACCGGCTGGCGTGGAATATTCAGGTTTTGATAGAGTCGCCGCTTGTAGTAGTTCGTCGAAATTTCATAGATCACCTGGCCACCTTCCATCTTGGCGGCGCGGTACCGCTTAAAATTGTCCTGCGTCATTTCGTCCACGCCCTCTTTGCTACGCCTGGTCAAAACGCCAAACCCCTTCGAGGGCCAGGTGTTCGACCAGGAATTCGCAAACCCGTAGACCGCTGGCATTGTCACTCCGTCCCCGGAGTCGATGAAACAAATCGACGGCATGAACTCGCGGCCATCCTTGCGTTTGAAAACAAACTTACGGTCAAGGGCCATCTGGTCCAACTTAGCCCAGGCTCCCTCGAAATGATTCTTAACTTCCCCCTCGATTCGACCATACCAGATCCCCCATGACCGGTATCCGCCGCCATGACCGACGATCTCAAACTCTAAGCGCGGTGGATTATTCGGGTCTTTTTCCGAACCGCGCTGCACGTCCACGCCCATCGACAAATACAGGACATCGTCGGGAACTGTCCCCGCTTGGTAGCTACCACGCAACTCCAAGACAGTTTCCAGGCTTGGGCGGTAGCCGGTTTCCTTGAATGGCATTCCCTCCACAAGGTTCACGTACCCCCGCATGCCCGCCGGGTCTTTTTTGGCCTCGTCTAATTTTTCGATGATTCGTTTCCACGACAGCATACCGACCGGCGAGTAGTAGCTTGGCATATGGTAGCTACGGTACTCATCGGAGATCGAGGTGGCCGTTGGTTCCCATCGACCAGCCGCCAGCATTCCGGTTTTGTGGTGGTTAAAAAAAGCATCATGACAAAAAGCGCATAAGTAGTAAGCGTCAATTAACTTGCCACCCTTCCGTTCTGCCCGCAAGCCATGATTGCCATTTTCGTTTAGTTCCAAAATCTGGAATTTCCCACACAGAGGACATGGCACGAGGTATTTTCGCTGGTCCCCTTTCTCGTAGGCCGGCCAAATCTGGGAACCCTCGAAGGTAGTTGGTGTCGAAAAATCAAATATCTTCGCCCGGTTGTCATAGGCATCGATACGAGCTGCGGAAACCGCCAGCCAATTTCCCTCACCCGTAGTCAACTCGCGGGGAGCGCCGTCGATTTCGTCCCGAATCAAAATCCGTATCGAATCCGACCGCTGGCCCGAAGGCGATCGGGCCGAAACCATATCGAGTGACCCCCCGATAAATTGCTTAGAGAAAATCTTATCGCCTGTCCGCTTGGTGTTCTTAACGTCGATCTGCGAAAACATTTTATTCCGCAAACCAGGGATCGAATCGATGGCCGGTTCAATCCTTTTTTCAACCCATTTCTGTAGCAGCTCCTCGGTGGCCGACATGTACATGATCGGGGCCGGTGACTCGGCCATATAGTACAGGATCACATTTTCGGCAGCAGTGGTAAACGCGATCTGCGCCCCCTTCATACAGACAACGTGCCGCACCGTTGAATACGGTGAACAGCATTCGACAATCTCGCGGATATACGGGGTCTTGTCGATCCGGTAAATGCCGGGGAACGGGGCCGAGGCGGGCATAACTCGGAGGCCATCAACCCAATTCGCAATTGACGATTCGGGCCGGTGGATCGGTCGGGACATATTTTGCCGCCGCAAAAACCCAACGTCTTGGGAAAAATATTTCATTTCGCGGGTCAAGCTACCACCTCGCCGTCATCTTCGTCGTCAACGACTTCCTCAGTTTCAACACTGGCCAGAAAATCATCAATCAACCGCTGAATATGCGACAATGTGTCGTAGGCTTCTTTTTCGATCCGCTCCCGAATTTTCGCTTCGACCTTCGCATCCTTCACGCCACATAGCCCGGCGATTTCCGGCGCCAGTTTGTTGGCGAATTGCAAAAACTGGGTATTGTCAACCGCCGATATTTTTGCCAGGAGCCGACCAACCAATTCGCGGGAAATTAATTTTTGCCGCTGGGCGTCGGTCTTAACTCTGATCTGGTGGATCTGTTCGATGACTTTTATTTTATCGATATGTCCCCGGAGTAAATTCTCAAGCGGGGTATCGTGGTCAATCGGACCTTCCGGGTCAACCGGCGCGGCTGAACGTACCAGTTTTTTTTTAACCGCCTTCCGCGCTCGATCTCTGGGGGGCGTGACCTTCGGCGGCGCGGGTGGCCGTTCCTTTGGCTTAGGCCCACGCGTTTTTTTTATTTCTGGATCTGGTTTGTAAATCCGATCCTGCCGAGAGGAAGTAGATAAATAATCCTTCGTGGACGGTGCGTCCAAATCAATTTTCCCATTTGTTAAAATTAATTTTCCAACCTTAATTGCCTCATGGACGGACTGGCGCGAAACACCTTTTAACCGCGCAAATTCGGACTGACTGTAA